AGCTAAGGGGGCCTTTACCAGATAAAATTAAAGGCTATGGCAACGTTCTTTACGAAAACATCGTTGGGGGTCGTATTGATGATTACGAAAGTCCCGGCGAAAAAGTTGGAGCAGGTATTGGATCTTTTTTAAAAAGCGTACCTGACAGGGTTCAATCGTTTGTAGAAAGACCTGTTGAGACTACGGAGCGGGCTGTAGGGGATTTGGATTCCTATTTAGAAGATTTATACTCAAGGGTTTCCTCCGAAGACCCTATGGCTGCAATGGAGGCTGCTCAGTTTGCAATGACGGGTGGCGTTGGAGTCGCATTAGCCAAAGGTTATAATGTCGGTGAAATTTTAGATTACGATCCTAATGTTGCTAGAATTTTTATTGGCCCTGTCGGTGCCGATAATCTTGCAGAAGCGGGTCAACCTACTGCAAAAAAAGTTCTCAGCATCGCCAAAGTAATGAAAATGCAAGGGGCTTCTCCGGATGAAATTAGGGATGCTACGAACAAAGTCATAGAACGAGAAGATCCTTCGCTAGGCGGAGTTAGTACAAACGCGGCAGGCGCATTTGTTGTAGAATTAGATGACTCCAAAATGGATTTGCGTTCAGAGAAAGCAATAGGAAAGGCAACAGGAGGAATGCAAACACCGTCTGGGGGAATGTATTTTCCCGCGGGTGTAGAACAAGTTTTAAAAGGAGATAAATTTTCCAAGGCGTACCCAAACGAAGGTAGTTTACAAATACTGACAAAAGCGGAAGCTCCTGAAAAAGGGGTTCGTGGAACAGCGGATCCAGAAACGGGTAGAGTTCAAACTTTTGTAGAGCGGCCTCGCGTTGTAAATGTTACTGCACATGAACTACAGCATTTAGCTCAATACATTGAAAACTTTCCAAAAGGCGGGAATATACCGGAAGCCGCTGAAGGTCTATATGGCCCTATTGCTCGTGATTTTTCGGAAATTTCAATTCTTTTAGAACAATATGATGGAGAAATACCGGATTGGGAATTTGAAAAACCAAAATTTGGAAATACTGGTTTTTCAAATCCAAAAGAGGCTAAGAAAACGGCTGAACAATTGTTAGATGAAGCCGATGGGGATGCTTTTTTAGCTTCGGAAGCCGCAATGATGCAGGGCAACGAAATTTTAAACAATCCTAATTTTTACTTACGTGAACTTTATCGCGCAGTTGCGGGAGAAGTCGAAGCCCGAAATGTCCAAACACGTTTAAGTATGACGGCGGCGGAACGTCGTGCAACGCGTCCAGAAGACACTGAAGACATTCCGCGAGATCAACAGGTTGTTGTACGCGGCGATGGTATGGTTTTTAATGAGACGGAAGGTTTTGCAGAAGGCGGCGAAGTTATGTCTGGCATTGGCAGTTTAAACGAGACAGCGCGGGCCATGACCCGCGGCCCGCGGGGTATTGGCAGTTATGTGCAGTACATGGCCAATGGTGGTTCTGTTGTGGACACGGCTAGTCGGGTTGTGGACCATGCGTCGTTGGGCGATATTGAGTATCGCGCTGATTTAGAGCCGCATATGGACCCGTTGGCAGAAATGGGTTTTGACGTTAATAAAATTGATTACGACACGATGTATGATCGTTTAAATAATAGGTTGGAGGGTTCTCATTTTAACCCTAACAATGATAGGATACTAATTAGTCCGGTAGATTATTCTTCAAAAGGAGTTGCGGCGCATGAAATGCGGCATCGTGGTTTAGAGAGGCTTTTTCGTATTGTAGAACAGGGATATCCTACCGCAAAAAAGTTAGGTTTATCTAAAGAAGATTATTTAAAAATTCTTAGACTGTATAAGTTAGACCAACAACAAGACCGTCAGCGTCGTGTAAACGATCCCGATTTTGAGTATTCCGGTTACGCGCATGAGAAAATTGCCGAGGGTTTTGAAAAGGATGAAACAATCAACCGTGGTGCGCAGTATTTTTTAAGCAACCCTAATGCGCCTCTTTTTACCTTTGACCGCGAAGAGCGCCGGCCAAGAACGCCTGCCGAGCGATTACTTTTAATGCAAAATGCGGTTCGCGAAAACGCCATGTCTGGAGAACAAGCATTTGGTCCGGATTTATCCATCAAGAAATTTACTTCGTCGCCAACGTCTATGGAAGCTTTTAGGGAAACAGAGGGCCGTGCGGAAATAGAACGCTATTTAAACGAAGGTCCGCAAAACACTCCGGAAGGCATTACGACGTTTGCGGAACAGGCAATGGCTGCGCAACGATATGCGGATATAATTAACGAGCGGAACAAAACTATTCAACGAAATACGTCGCAAGTTCAAAACTTTAAAAATGGTGGCGAGGTAGATAAGAACTTTTTGCAAACGCTTGTTAAGGGTGTTGTGATGGCGGAGAGTTCGGGGGATCCGAAGGCGGAGAATACGCGCAGTGGTGCGTTAGGTTTGATGCAGATACGTCCATCCACGGCCCGCAAGCCGGGTTATGGTGTGGAGGATATTTTTACGATTGCGGAAAGGCTTGGTTATGACACTAATGACAAGAGTGACAGCGTGGTACGGCAATTGTTGTTTGTACCTGAAGTTAATGTTGAGTTGGGTTCGCAGTATTTGCAAGCGATGTTGGAGAAGTTTCCTCGGACTGAGGATGCTTTACGCGCCTATAACGCTGGTCCGGGCAAGTTTGCGGAGTTTAAAGCGTCTGGCAAGCCGTTGTCTGCACTTAGTGAGGAAAACAGGGGGTATCCCCTTAAAGTTGTGGCGGCGGTTCAGGGGGTAAATCCGAATGAGCCGCGTGAAATGGCGGCGTTTAAGCAGTCTCCGGCGTCATTTTCGGCTATGGAGACGATTTTAGAGCCTGCCAGCAGTGATATGGTAATGTATAGTGGTCAGGGGTCCGCGCGGGTAAATCCGATATACGCGGAAATGGGGCCGCGGCCCACGGCACGGCCTACTCCGACGGGTGCGGCGGAGGTTAGGATAGATCAGGTTACGGGACAGCCTGTTGTTGTGCCTCCTGCGGAGAGTTTGTATGAGAAATATTCACCTGAGAACATGGCGCAGGACGCCCTTTCGGGTATTGGGGGCTTAAACGGGACGGCCCGGGATATGTTCCGCTAGTAAAATAGAGGTTTACGTGCTAGTTTAAGCGCAATCTTGGAGATAACACATGGCATTACCACCCAGAAACCCTGTTGCGTCGTTTGTGGAGCGTGAAAACAGCGACCCGGCGCTTGAAGAGGCAATTACGGACATTGAGATAGAGATGCCGGGTGCTTTGGTGTCTTCTTCGCAGCCGTATGCGGATGGAATTGACATTATTGACGCCGAAGACGGCGGTGTAGTGGTTGATTTTGACCCAGAGGCATCAAAAGTTGTTGGCGGCGGTGATTTTTTCTCTAATTTAGCGGAAGATTTGTCTGATTCTGACCTTGGCGGCATAGCTTCGGATCTTTTATCGCAATATGAGTCGGCTAGAGAGAGCCGCGGGGATTGGGAAGACGAATATAACAAGGGTTTGGAGCTTTTAGGCTTTAAATACGAGGAAAGAACACAACCTTTTCGTGGGGCGACGGGTGTAACACACCCATTGCTTGCAGAGGCGGCCACACAATTTCAAGCGCAAGCGTTTAATGAGCTTTTGCCGGCCGAGGGGCCGGTAAGAACGCAGATTATGGGTGAATTAACGCAGGAAAAAGAGGCTCAATCCAAGCGCGTTAAGGAGTTTATGAATTATTATCTGACCAATGTGATGGAGGAGTACACTCCGGACACGGATCAGATGTTGTTTTACCTTCCGTTGGCGGGATCGACGTTTAAGAAGGTGTATTTTGACGGTACATTGGACCGGGTAGTCAGTAAATTTGTTCCTGCGGAGCATTTGGTGGTTCCTTATGACGCTGCGGACATGGAAACGACGCCTTTTGCGGCTCAGATCGTTAGAATGCAGTGGAATAACTTGCGTAAAATGCAATTAGACGGGTTTTACCGGGATATTCCGGTACATCCTTCGCAGGCTCCTGCCACCGATACGACGGATACGGTGGATAATATTGACGGTATGCGGCCGTCAAACATTGATTATGACGTTACTTTGCTGGAATTTCACGTAGATTTGGAGCTTCCGGGCTTTGAGGATATGGACGAAGAGGGGGAGCCCACGGGAATTATGGTGCCGTATATTGTTACGGTGGCCGAGGATGTGGGTCAAATTTTATCTATTCGCCGGAATTATTCTGAAGATGATGAAAATCGGCGCAAAATACAGTATTTTGTGCATTATAAGTTTCTTCCGGGCTTTGGCTTTTATGGTTTGGGGCTTATTCACACCATTGGCGGCTTGTCTCGCACTGCTACGGCGGCGTTGCGGCAGCTTATTGACGCGGGCACATTGTCTAATCTTCCTGCCGGCTTTAAAGCCCGTGGGCTGCGGATTAGGGAAGATGCGGAGCCATTGCAGCCGGGTGAGTTTAGGGACGTAGACAGCCCCGGAGGGGCCATACGGGACAGTTTGATGCCTCTTCCGTTCAAGGGCCCGGACGCTACATTGTTTCAGTTATTGGGCTTTGTGGTGCAGGCTGGGCAGCGTTTTGCCACTATTACGGATATGAAGGTTGGCGACGGCAATCAACAGGCTGCGGTTGGTACAACGGTAGCTATGTTGGAGCAGGGTGCGCGTGTAATGAGCGCCGTTCATAAGCGTTTGCACTATGCTATGAAGAACGAATTCAAGCTTTTGGCGCGTGTAATGTCTGAAAGCTTGCCGCAACGGTATCCGTTTTCGGTTGCTGGCGGCGACCAAGAGGTTATGGCCAAGGATTTTGATGATCGTATAGACATTGTTCCTGTTTCGGATCCGAATATTTTTAGTCAGGCGCAACGTATAGCGTTGGCTCAAACTCAGATGCAGTTGGCGATGCAGGCGCCGGAATTGCATGACATGTACGAGGCGTATCGGCGCATGTATCAGGCGTTGGGTGTTCGGGATGTGGATAAAATCCTTAAACCGAAGCCTGCACAGGAGGCCCAGCCCAAAGATCCGGCAACCGAGAACATTGACGCGTTGGATCAAGTGGAGTTGCGTGCTTTCGCGGGTCAGGACCACGAGGCGCATGTTATGGCGCATTTGGTCTTCGGGTCTTCTCCCATTGCGGCTCAACAGCCGGCGGTGGCAGTAGCTTTGCAAAAGCACA